CGCCGAACTCGAAGGCAATCGTGAGCAACGTGACCGCGTCGAGGTTGCCGTTCTCGTTCTCTGCATTGAAGATCGTTGTTTCGGAGCAGCGCAGGCGCTCGGCAAGGCGCTCGTTCGAAAGACGCTCCTTCGCCTTCAGCTCTCGGATCGTCTGCGCGACCGCAACCCGATATGCGGCACGCGTGGGACACCCGAAGAGGGCTTTGGGCATCGTTACACCCTCAGAACTATGATGGAGCTGCCGCAAGACATTGGCGTTCGAAGCCATTACAGGCCCCTCCCGCCATGAGGTGCGATCTCCTGGCCCTCGACGAGAGAAGATGGGCGGCTGCGTGGTGCCGTCAGTCCCCCCGCCGGTCCCGGGCCGCCCATCAGTTCCGAGAAGAGCGAAAGTCTCATGCTGCGGCGTGCTCCGGCGTCTCCGGCGCTTCGGGAAGCTCAATGCCGCGTTCTTTCGCGAGGAGGCGCAGATGGGCGAGTCGGGAACTAGGGATGCCGATCTTACGCCAGCTGTGGACGGTGGAGGTCGGTGCCTCTATCGAGCGCGCGACCTCGCTGGTGCCGCCAAGCGCATCGATCACCTGATCTGCGTATGTCTGCATCCGGCCTTAATGCGATAATCGGAAGTTTATCGCAAGCTGTTTCTTCCGATAATCGCGATTGCGGTATTCGCAAGGTCGTGTCCAATGCCGCAGTGGCGACGCGGGGGACACAGCAAGCTGAGGCGATCGAAATATTTGATCGCTTGGACGCACTGGGCCTGAAGCAGCGGGACCTCGCCAGGGCCATTGGGATCGAGGAGAACAAGGTCTCTAAGGCAAAGGCGGGCGAGCGCCTCCTCAAGGCCGGCGAAGTCCTCAAGGCGCGCGAGTGGCTGGCGACCCTCGAAGAGAAGCGAAAGAACGGCATCCGCCTGCAGGAGCCGGATCTACCCGCAATCGACACGTCGTTGGCGTATGTCGCCATCGACATCATGCCGACCTATGCCGGAATGGGCGGCGGCGGCACGGGTGAAGGCGAGATCGAGCGCGCGCTCGTCCCTCGTTACCTTGTTGAAAGCGTTTTCCGCGGACGTCCGTCGGACTTCGTCGTCATTCGGACGCGGGGCGACAGCATGGAGCCCGATTTTCGTCATGACGATGAGCTGCTGGTGGACAAGCGAGACACCAATCCGATTCAGCCTGGCCCGTTCGCAGTGTGGGATGCGGAAGATGAGGCCTATGTCGTTAAGAACGTTGAGAAGCTGCCCGGAGGGAGATTCCGCATCTTCTCCTCGAATTCCAAATACACGCCCAGCGAGATCTCGCGCGAAGAGACGCACATCATTGGGAGGCCTGTATGGTACGGTCGGAGGCTCTGATCATCGGATTGCTGGCGTCGGGCGCCCCCGCTTCTCCAGCTCAGTTCGATCTAGTCTGCATTGGAGCGACGAGGACCTATTTCGCTGGCGACACGAAAGTTGAACCATACTCCGCACACTTCCGGGTTGATCTAGCTAGGCGCCAATGGTGCGAGAGCGACTGCGGCGCCGTGCGCCCGATCGCCCAAGTCCAGGAAGAGTTCCTCGAGATGGCACCGTCAGACGACTCTGAAACGCCTCGCGGCCACAAGCATTACAGTTTCCTCATTGGTCGGACGGACGGTCACGAGAGGGTAACCTACATGGTCGATGGGCCCAATTTCTACTCCGACACCACCGACGCGACTTGCACGGCGGCTCCTTTCAGCGGATTCCCCAAGTTGAAGAAGAAGTTCTGAGAAAGTTGCGAATATCGCAATTTTAGCCTTGCCATACTTCCGATAATCGCATAGATCACGCCTCGCACCAACAAGCGAGGCCGTCATGCTGAAGCTGGTTTCATCGAATAGCGAGCCGCTCGACCTTCCCCCGGTCGATTGCATCGAGGCGCTGCGGGAGAACGCGCGCCGCTATCGCCCGTCGCTCGCCGAAGAGGTCAGCGACTTTCTCGCCGAGAACATGCTCGCGTTCACGCTCGGCTTCTTCGCCGGCCTCGCCGCTGTGCTCATTCCCGCCATCGTGCTGGCGTGGGTGCTGTCGTGAAGCACGATCCCGTCCGCATCGACCTTGACGCTTATTATGCGTCGATCCCCGACACGCGTCCGAAGCGCCTGTGGCCGGTGTTCGGCCGCGAGGGCACGGTCGCGTGGTTCGACCAGTACGAGAAGGCCGCGAGCTTCGTCAGCGGCCAGCTCGGCAAGCGCAATCTCTACATCGGCGAATCGAAGGAGGCGGAGCTGTGAGGCTTTACCAGATCATCGCCACCGGATCGTGGTTCGGCACACAGGCCGACGCGAAAACCGCCGCCAGGCAGGCCGGATGCTCGTATGAGCAGGTCGAAGTCCCCACCGACAAGCCGGGCCTTCTCTGTTTCCTGAATGTCAGGGTCGGCACTCCGGCGACGGATACGCCGCCGAATGACGATCCTCCCGAGGATCGCCGCAAGGCTGAAGCTGCTGGCCTCGTGCCACTTCGCCCGGTCAACCAATCGCAGGAAAGCTTGACCGCTTCCGAGATCGAGGACTTCATCCTCAACCGCGCCTCCGTCGCGCAGGTCGAGAACATCTTCTCCTGCCTGGGAACGCGGCTTGCGGAGCTCGCCCGTCAGCGGAGGGCGGCATGAACACCCCGCGTCTCGGCGCTATCTATTCTAGCCCTCGGCCGCCATCGGATATCGACGACAGGCTGAAAACGCTCGGCTGCCCCTATCCGAACAGCGATCCGCGCAGCTCCGTGTGGTTGGAGGGGCGGTTTCACGATCTTCTCAAGAGGGAGCGGGAGGCTGGCAACAGCCTTCCGAGCAACCAATGAGGCTTGGCCCTCCTCTTCCCTCGCGTGGTCGGGCCTTCGATCCCGACGTGCCGACGCCCGGCTGCTACCGCGTGCGCCTTCGCCGTCGCGCGGCGGACAGCGCCGTTCGTATCTGGCTTGGCCACGGTGTCGACGAAGCGACTGGCGACGAAGCAAGCGAGCGTCCGTTGCACTGGCAGTGCAGCTTGAACGGTGCCCGCGTACCGCTCGAGCAATGCTGGCCCGGCTGTGCGCGCGAACCGATCACTCGCGAGGAGCATGACCGCATCGTCGAGCGCAATCGCACGATGGATGAGGCGAGCCCATTCTATAGCCCCACTCAGCGGATCGATCTTTCGACCGCGCCGCCGCCGACCTTCTGAGGAGAATGAATATGGCATCCGTATTCGCCGACGTGCCTGATTGGCCGAGCCCATCCGACCGCATGCTTGGCCAGCAGCCGGGCAGTAATCAGCCGCCGCTCGAAGAGCGTCTAATGATGGAATTCGAGGAGGACTTGGCAAAGGACGGGATCACCGCCCGCGTCGCCGAGCTGCTCGCGAGCGCCCAGCGCTGCCCTGCCACGATCGAGGATGATGCGACCGCCGGGAAGGTCGGCGACCTGTGCCGCCTGGCGCGCGACGTCGAGAAGCGCATCAGCGATGCGCGCGAGCGGCACAACCGCCCGCTGCTCAATGCCCAGCGCGCACTCAAGAGCAAGGCTGACGGCGTCTTCGTCGAACTCAGCCGGGCCGTCGCCGACGTTCGCGCGCGGCTCAACGCCTACGTCCAGAAGAAGGAGCGCGAGGCCGCAGAGGAGCGCCGCAGGCAGGAAGAGGAAGCGCGCAAGGCTCGCGAGGCGATGGAGCAAGCTGGCGTTGATCACAGGCTTGTCGAGACGGTCACGACGCCGACGCCGACGCAGGAGCGTGGACCGGTCGCGCGGGGCGATCTTGGCTCCGCGGTCAGCGGCCGCACCGTGTGGAAGCACGAAATCGAAGTCCCGATCGCCAAGCTGCCCAAGACTATTCTTGAAGCAGCTCCTGTTCGCGAGGCTGTCGAGAAGGTGATCGCCGCGACGATCCGCGCCGGCAATCGGGAAATCAAAGGTGTCCGCATTTGGAGCGAGCAGGAGGCATCGGTCAGATGAGCAAATTCGTGAAGGTCCAGTTCAACCCCTGGGACCAGCGCAGCTACACCTACGCGAGCGACGGCCACAAATGCGCCGTCGGCGACAAGGTGAAGGTCGAGACGAAACGCGGCGAAACCATCGTCGAGGTCGTCGGCCTGACCGACGAGCAACCCCCATTCGAGTGCAAGCCGATCCTCGGCAAGCACATTCCCGAGGAGACTGAGAATGCCCGATAATGCTGCAGCCGGAACGGCTGTCGCCACGACGCGTCCACTCAACGCGTTGGCACAATTCCGCGAGCAGCTCGACGAGCGAGCCGAGGATTTGCGCATGGCATTGCCGGCGCACATTTCGCCAGAGAAGTTCCAAAGGACGGTCGTCACTGCCGTCCAACAGAACCCCGACCTCCTTCGTGCCGATCGCCGGAGCCTCATTCTCTCGTGCATGAAGTGTGCGCATAGCGGTTTGCTGCCGGACGGCCGCGAAGCCGCATTGGTGATCTTCAAGAACCGAAAGAAGATCAACGGCCAGTGGCAGACGGTCGAAGAGGTCGTCTTCATTGAGATGGTCTACGGCGTCCGCAAGAAGATCCTGCAGGCGCGCGATGCCGACGGGAAGCCGGTTGTCAGCGGTCTTGAGGTCAATCCGGTTTACCGCAAGGAAGTCGAAGCCGGCCACTTCATCTATGAAGTGGGGCTGGACCCGCCGCTCAGACACCGCCCGATGCTGGACCTCACCATGGAGGACGCCGACGACCGCAACATCGTTGCGGCCTACTCCATCGCGACGATGGCGGACGGCACGAAGTCCTACAAGTTCATGCGCCGGTTCCAGATCGACAAGATCCGCGAGACGAGCAAGACCGGCGCAACCAGGGACCGCAATGGGAACGCGCGCGAAGCTTCGGGCCCCTGGGTCGATTGGTTTCCTGCGATGGTCGAGAAGACCGTTCTCAAGCAGCATGCGAAGAGCCTGCCGCAGTCTGGCGACCTGATCCTCGAACCTGATGACGACGATAGCTACGCTGGCCGCTCGGCTGCTGCGCTATTGTCCGTGCCGGGCGGAGAGCCTCAGGCAATCGAAGATCACAGCGAAGAGACGCCGCATGATCCCGAAACGGGCGAGGTCATCGAAGAGGACGTCCTGAGTGCCGGCGTCGAGGTGACCGAGGAAGCGGCGGGACAAGAGGAAGGCAGCGCGGAAGACACCGGCGATATTCCGCACCCTGCCGAAGTCAAGGCGAACGAGATCATCGCCGAGATCAACGCGGCCAATGCAGCGATGGACGTCACCACAATCATCTCGCGGAACACGGCCTACATCGATGTCATGCCGGACGAGATCAAGGCTCGCGTGAACGAAGCCGCCGACGCGCGGATCGGCGTGATCAAGGCCGCCCAGACGAAGGCCAAGTCGGCACAGCCCGAGTTGATCAAGTGACCCGCGGTCGAGCGAACCTCGCGCTGGTGCCGCATGAGCCGCGATCGCCTGAGGAGTTCCTTGGCGAGCTGGTGCCTAGCCTCATTGAGGCGGACGCCGTCGTCGTCAACCTGCGGCGGCTCATTGCCGAGCAAGGCCGGTTGCTGGCGAGGCAGCGTGGCGTGGCCTTCATCCGGCCCGAGCAGCTTCGCCGGGAGTTCGCGCGATGAGCGAGCGCCAGTTGAAGCAGCAGGTCCGCGAGCTCGTCGCCGTCAACGAGGCGCTCAGCGAGAAACTGGCGGCTTTCGTGGCCGATCACGAAGCGACCGTCACGGAACTGTCTGACAGCCTCGCGGACGTGAAGTCCGACGCTGCCCGCTACAAGGAAATGTGGGAGCGCGAATACGCTCGCACGAAGGACGCGGAGGAGCGCGCCAAGCGATACGAGGCTGAGCGCGATATAGCGCGCAGGGACTACGTGACCGCTCAGACTGCCGCCACCGACATGCAGGCGCAGCGGGACAAGGCGCGAGGCCACGCCGAAGCGATGCGCAACCAGGCCTATCCGACCGCGCCGAAATTCGACTGGGACCCGGCCGAGCCTCGCGGCAACTACGACCCGTTCACTGGCGCATGGAGGGGCAATTGATCGCCGCTCTTTTTGCCATCGCGATCCTTTTGGCCCTCGCCATTGCGGCCATCGCCTACCGCATCATTGTCAGCTCGTCGTCCAAGCAGCTCGTGCTTGTTGGCGGCCTCATCATCGCGGGTCTGTGCGGCCTCGAGCTGGCAGTGATCCAGACAGTCGTGGAGAGGTTATGAGCGGTCTTACAATTGAAGCACTTGGCATCACAAAAGAGGAAGCCGCAGAGCGCGTCATTGAGCGACTGACTCAGAGCATCCTCTATAACGAAGAATACGACGAAGATGGCAACCCGTTTCGCGGCGAGTCTTCGTTTCGCGCAGAGGTCGACAAAGCGATCAAGGCGCGCATCAACGAGGAAGTTAACCGGCTCGGCGATATTGAGATTGGTCCTCGCGTTGCGGCACTCGTCGAAGGTGTCACGATGCAGGAAACGAACTCGTGGGGCGAGAAGACCGGAGAGGCGCTGACGTTCCGCGAATACCTGGTCAAGCGGGCTGAAGCTTACATGGTCGAACCTGTCGACTACAACGGTAAGAGCAAAGACGCGAGCAACAGTTACGGGTTTTCAGCCAAGTCGACGCGCGTCGCGTACATGATCGACAAGCACCTGCACTGGCAGATCGAAAACGCGATGAAGGACGCGTTGGGCCAGTTCAATGGGACGCTGGGCAAAGGCCTCATGGAAGCCGTGCGCTTGGCTCTGAACAGTGCGCTCGCCGCTCTCAAAGTCGAAGTGAAGACGAAGTGACGTGGGCGGCCGCATCCGCGATCGCCGCATTCCCTCAACGCGAGGCGTCGAGCCCGATCTCCGGCGCCGTCGCCTCCTCGCCGCGCGCAAATATTCGGCGGGGACCGTTCCCAGGCTTGCGATCCTGCTTGGGCATTGGGACCGCGGCGAGATCGTGCGCCTCGGCGTCGCGCCCGGCAGGCTTGAAGGAGACGAACCGCCGTGGCCCACGAAAAGCGAAGAGAAAACCGGGACCGGAGGCATGAGGTTCCGATCGAACAGCGGGTGGCGACACTCGAACGGAAAATGGAGAAAGTAATGGCGGACCTGGACACCCTCAATTCGACGCTCGACGGAATCGCGAGCGACGCCAGCGAAGTGGCGACCGAGCATGGCGCGCTCGTGCAGGAGCTGCAGCAGCTTCAGCAGCAGATCGCGGCCAACCAGCCGGTCGACCTTACCGGCGCGATCGCCAAGGCGACGGCGATCAAGGCGACGCTCGACGGGATCGTGACGGCCGCATCCTCGGCAAGCTCGGGCGCAACGCCTACGCCAACCCCTTCGTCCTGATCGTCGTGCCAAACCCGACGGGAGCCCGGGTGGAGCGGCTCCCAACTCTTCCGGAAAGTGAGAGCGATGCCAGGAGCAGTGAACATGGGAGGCCCAAGCCTTCGCGAGCGCGTCCCGTCGCCGAAGTGCCCGTTCGACCCGAGGACGCAGCGTGAATTGTTCATCGCCTTCCAGGAAGGGCTCGGCGCGGGCATCCATTTCGTGAGCGCGCTCCTGGAGGCGACGCGCGCGGACGAGGCCAATGGCTGACCTGTTCTCACCCGGCGAGAAGATCACGTTCCGCGACAAGGAGGCGTGCGTCCGGCGCGAGCTCGATTTCCGCCGCCGCGTCTACGCCCGCCGCGTTGCCGAAGGGAAGATGAAGCAGGCCGACGCCGATCGCGAGATCGAAATCATGGAGGCGATCCTTGGCGATTACGAGAAGGCGTCCGCGCTCGAGATGAGCGGACGGGAGCGGGGGCGGTGACATGCGCTCCATGGGCCACCCTGATTATCGCTACACGCCTTGGACCGACGAACGCCGCGCGGCGGCAAGCGAGCGCGCAAAGGCAACGCTTGCCGGAAAGGCTCCGGCCATGAACGAGCACTGGTCCGGTGCCGAGCGTGTGATTCCCGGATGGGCCGGTCGCCGGCGCCGCAAGCGCGTCGAATGGACGCCGGCTGACCGGAAGCAGCTCGCCGAGCTTTGGGCCGTCAGGCCACTGATCAGCGGGACCGAGATCGCCGAGCTTTTGGGCCGCGATCCCGGATCGATCTATGCCAAGGCGCATCAGATGGGGTTGCCGCCGCGTCGCGGTCGGCGTCCCGACGTGCGGGAGCGAAATCTTGCCAGAGGCCGCGCGCCGAAGCGCAAGTCGGATCAGAGCGGCCTTCGGCGCTTCCATGGCGTCGCGAACAGCGATGGCCCGAAGATTGTCCTTGAGCCGCACGACCCGCGCTATCGCGCTGGCACGACGGTCTTTCCGACGACGGTCATCCCTGCCGCCAAGCTGCCCCGGCTGCTCAAGAGCGGCCACAACAGCCGCAAGATCGGCAAGGAGGTCGCCAAGGGCTGGCTGCGCGGCGCTCCCATCTTCACGCTGACGCTCGAGGAGCGCGCGACCTGTCCGCGAACCTGCCCCGTGTTCGCCAGCTGCTACGGCAACAACATGCCGTTCGCTCATCGCATCCACGATGACGGCACGCTGACCCGCCGACTGTGGGGCGAGCTTGCAAGCCTCAACGCCGAGCATCCGAACGGATTCCTTGTTCGCCTCCATGTGCTAGGCGACTTGTACTCGCCGGAATATGTCGACTTCTGGAGGCAGGCGCTAGACGACTTCCCGGCGCTCAACATCTTCGGCTTCACCGCCAGGCAGCCGGGCGATCCGATCGGAAGGGCTGTGATCGAACTCGTCCGCGACCGGTACGAGCGCTTCCGCATCCGCTTCTCCGGTCTCGCGATGGAGGAGGATGGCGCCGTGGTGGTCGACCGCAAGGAAGAGGCAATCGGCGTCATCTGCCCCGCCGAATTGGACCCCGACCGGTGCTGCGCGACCTGCGCGCTGTGCTGGAATTCCAACAAGACCATCAGCTTCTTGAGGCACTAGGATGATTGAGCCGACCAAAGAGGATTGCGCCTATGCAGCCGGCTTCTTTGATGGCGAGGGAACGGTGTTCATCGCCGAGGATCGCGGCCGAAAAGAAGCTCGCGGCCCTATCTACAACATGCGTGTTCTCGCGAGCCAGGTGGACCCTGCCCCTATACATTGGCTGCAGAGCAAATGGGGAGGAACGGTCACTCGCCGGCCAGGTTCGGAAAGTCGCCAGGCCAACTGGGTGTGGAACTGCTTCGCGCAGAAGGCCGCCGCCTTCCTGAGGGACGTGCGACCATATCTCAAGGTCAAGGCGGACGAAGCCGATATTGCGATCGAATTCCAAGAGAGCGTCTTCAATCCTGGCGCCCGCGGCCACACCAATGAGTATCGAGCGAACCAACGCCAGGCGCGTGTCTCCCTCATGGAACTCAAGCGGGGCAAGGAGCGGTTGGTCGCATGACGTATCCCATCCCCGACGCCGCGCTTGACGAACGCCTCGGCTGGATTGGCACCAGCGGCAGCGGCAAGACCTACAATGCAGGCGGTGGAGTCGAGCGGTTGCTGCAGGCGAAGGCCCGCGTCGTCATCGTGGACCCGCTCGGCGTTTGGTATGGGCTAAGGCTCATGGCAGATGGCAAGAGCCCGTCGCCTTTCAACGTAGCGATCTTCGGCGGACCGCACGGCGATCTGCCGCTCAACGAACATGTCGGGGCGCTGATCGGCGAGACGGCCGCCACAATGGCCGAGAGCTGCATCGTCGACCTGAGCGAGTTCGGATCGAAGGCGGCGGACCGCCGCTTCATGGCCGCGTTCCTGGAATCGGTCTACCGGAAGGCCAACGGCGACCCGTTCCACCTGATCGTGGATGAAGCCGATCTCTTCGCTCCTCAAAGGCCTCAGAAGGGCGATGAGGTGCTGCTCGGCCATATGGAGAATATCGTTCGCCGCGGCCGCGTAAAGGGCTTCATCCCTTGGCTGATTTCGCAGCGGCCAGCGGTGCTGAACAAGAACGTGCTGAGCCAGGTCGACGGCCTGGTCGCGTTTATGCTGACAGCATCGCAGGACCGCAAACCGCTCGGCGAATGGGTAAGCGCACAGGCGGACGAGGGCGAATGGCCGGCGATCTATGGCAAGCTGCCCACGCTTCCGATCGGGACGGGCGTCGTGTGGCTTCCGCGGCGACAGATCCTTGAGACGGCCCAGTTCCCGCCGAAGATGACATTCGACAGCTCGGCGACGCCAAAGCGCGGCGAGAAGCGCCAGCGGCGCGAGTTGAAGCCCCTCGATCTGGAGAAGCTCAAGGGCAAGCTGGCGACGGTCGAGCAGGAGCAGAAAGCCAACGATCCGCGGCACCTGAAGGCAGAGGTCGCACGGCTGACGCGCGAGCTCGCGGCCGCTCAGAAGGCTGCGGCACCTTCATGGCCGGACCAGCGCGAAGAGGTCGCGGAGCTTCGCCATGATCTCCAGCGCGTGATGACGCGCGAGAACGATTATCTGAACAAGTTGCGGGAGATCGCGGAGATCGCCGACCTGAACTTTACGGATGGCCGCACCGCTGTGACCGCGTTCAAGCTGAACATGAAGCCGCCGCCGATCCGCCCATCCCCGGCACCTGCGCCAGTCCAGCGCCGACCCACCCCGTCTCGTGAACTGCGCGATGGTTCCGTACCCTCGGGCTGCGCCAAGCCGCTCGCGGCGCTTGCCGGGGCTTATCCGGCGGGAATGACAGAAGCGCAGTGGGCGACGGCCGCGGGCTACAAGAAGAGCGGCGGCACGTGGGGAGAGTATCGTCGCCGCCTGGTGCGCGCCGGAATGATCGAGCAGCGCGGAGACCAGTGGTTTGCGACTGAGCACGGCGCGGCCTCGGCCGGCGATGTCGAACTCCCACCCGCGCCCGGCCCCGATCTCGCGCGCTGGTGGGCTAGGCGGATCTCCGGCACGCCGAAGATCGTGGAGGCCCTGCTCCAAGTTCATCCGCACGCCCTAAGCCGCGAGGAACTCGGAGAACGGATCGGCATGATCCACACCGGCGGCTCGTTCGGAGAATATATCCGTCGCCTTCGCCGCAATGGCATTGCGATCGAGCAGGCCGACGGAATCCGGCTTTCCGATGAGGTCATGGGCGGATGAGCGCCGAGCTGCCCATCACCGTCACCGCCAAACTATTCACGCACGACGAGGCCGCCACTTATCTGCGCGTCTGCCCGAAGACCCTCCGATCGCTTCGCCAGCGAGGATTGATCCGCTACGTCGCGCTCACCCCGCGCAAGATCTACTACCGGCCCGAAGACTGCGACGCCTATCTTGAATCCTGCGTGACGGCTGAGGCCTACAGGCCCACGGAGCGCCGTCGTCCGAAGCGGTCGACGAGTTCTGGCAACGTGGTTAGCTTCATGGCGGGGCGGCGTGACAGAGTCGCCCAGCGAGGGCGCCCATGACGACCTACCGGCCAAAGAATTCCACGATTTACCTCTACGACTTCGTGATGAAGGGTGACCGCAAGCACGGCTCGACCGGATGCAAAACGAAGCGCGATGCGGACCGCTTTGAGGCTCACAAGCGCGCGGAGATTGCCCTTCAGCAGCGCGACCGCAAGAAGCCGCTCATTACCTTGGACGCAGCCGCGGCGAACTATGAGGCTCATCTTCGCGCCAACGGCAAATGGTCGACCACGCAAGATTACCTCATCGCCAACATTATCGAGGGCCTCGGCGCGGATCGCTACCTGTCCGACATCACCGAACAGGACCTTCGCGATCACTTCGCGCGACGCGCGGCGCTCGTCTCAGCGTCCAGTGTCAATCGCGAGATCGAGGTTGCGCGGCCGATCTGGCGCCGGCACCGCCGGACGCACGACATCGGCGAAATGCCCGAATGGGGCGAGATGTTCTACGCGGTGCCGAAGCAGGATCCGCGTGAGCTCGGCTTCGACCAGGAAGACCGGCTTTTCGCGGCCCTCAGGCCCGACCTCCACGACTTCGCGCAATTCGCGCTGATCTCGGGCTGGCGGCTCAAGGAAGTGCGGTTGCTCCGCTGGTCCGACCTGCTGCTCGGCGAGCGCAAGGCTCGCGTGCGCATCAAGGGCGGCGAAGTGCTGAGCCGGGTCCTATCGCAAGACATGCTCATCATCATCGCCAACCAGCCCAAGAAGACGCCGTTCGTCTTCACCTACGTGTGCCAGAAGAGCCGCAAGGAGTTCATCGACGCGAAGGGTCGGAAGAACCCGGCACGGCTCGAAGGCGAGCGCTACAGCTTCACGCAGAGCGGCTGGCGCAAGCCCTGGGCAGCAGCGTTGAAGGCGGCCGGAATCGACGAGCTCCGCTTCCACGATCTTCGCCACACGGCCGGGACGCGGATACTGCGACAGACCGGCAACCTCGCGATCGCGAAAGAGGCGTTGGCGCACAAGTCTATAAAGACGACGCTCCGCTATGCGCACGCGTCGGATGACGACGTTCGCCGCGGCCTCGAAGCAGCGATGTCCCGAACTATTCCCGAAGTTTCACATGGAACGCCGTAGAAAAGCGGCAAAACAGCGGAAAATTGAGCAATGCGCAAACGGTGTAAACGAGATGCTCTACCAGCTGAGCTAACCGCCCTGGCCTCGGAAATGGCCGCTTTTCGGCCTTTTCTCAAGAGGCGGAATCCGGCCCTCGCGGAACGGAGCGGAAACGAAAGGCACTTCGCGGCACCTCGAGTCCCGAAGAATTCCCGAAGTCGCATCATTGCCCTGCTCCTCGCGTGGCTGATCTGGGAAACGGCCGTTCCCATTGCGCTCGCGCCCGTGATCGCCGCGGAGTGGCGAATGATCGAGAGCGTGCGGTGAGCGCCCCGCTCCGCGTTCTAATCGCCTGCGAGTTCTCTGG